GCGTCTAAGTAAAGAGAATCAGGACGTTGAAATCCGTTTGTTCTATGATGAACGTGGTCTTGATAGGTATTATGGTTTGCTTGAATTGGGTGAACTTGGAGGAATCTGGAAAAACGTTGCAGGACGTTATGAAATGGATGGTAAGAAAATTTATGCAAAACAAATTCTTGCAGAACCAGAAAAATATTTTACTCCAGAAGTAATGCAAGCACTTGATGAAATAGCAAAAAAAGAATTTAGTTATGGTGTATGAAAAACATCAGAATTATAAAAACTGGTGTTGATGTATCCAAGATACTAGAACAACTTAAACAATATCCAGAGGATTGGGGTTCTCAAAAGAATCTTCAAGACTCTGGGCAACTAGACCCCACAGAATACACTGTAACTGTGGATGTTTTACAACTTATAGTCGGTGGAGTTGAAACTGAGGATCAGTATGTTGGTAATACTGAAATTTGTATTCAAACTCCAGCATATGAGAAACACACGGAGATTCTTAATTACTTGGGAAAGTATTTTAAAAAACTTCGTCGTTGTGCATTTTTATCACTTCCTGTTGGGCAAATAGTCGGAACTCATGTTGATGAAGGAACTTATTATCTTACAAAAGATAGATATCACCTTTCCATTCAGGGAAAATATGAGTATAATGTGGGAGATGAAAGAATAATTGTTGAACCAGGAACACTCTTTTGGTTTAATAATAAACTTCCACATAGTGCAGTGAATATTGGAGACAACGTTAGGATTACATTTGTATTTGACGTACCTCATCATAAGAAAAACTTATAGTTAAAACAATGGAACGACTTGAACATACGATTCTTAGAAATCTTATTTACAATGAAGATTACTCTAGGAAGGTTATACCTTTTATACAACCCGAATATTTTGAGCAAAAATCTGAAAGAGTAGTCTTTGAGGAAATTGTTCATTTTATTGTCAAATATAACTCAGCAATTACTAAAGAAGCACTTGGTATTGAAATTGAAAATCGAGTTGATTTAACCGAGACTGATATTAAAGATATTCGTGAAATATGCGAAACTCTGAATGATTCTGTAGTGGAAAAGCAATGGATGCTAGATACTACTGAGAAGTGGTGTCGTGACCGAGCAATTTATCTTGCTCTGATGGAATCAATTCATATTGCTGATGGTAATGATGGAAAGAAGAATCGGGATGCAATTCCCAGCATTCTTTCTGATGCCCTAGCAGTATCTTTTGATAATAACATCGGACACGACTATCTTCAGAATTATGAGGGACGCTATGACTTCTATCACCGTAAAGAAGATAAGATCGAATTTGATCTGGAATATTTCAACAAAATCACAAAAGGTGGTATACCTAATAAGACTCTCAATATTGCTCTCGCTGGTACGGGAGTCGGCAAGTCCCTCTTCATGTGCCATGTTGCTAGTTCCGCGTTGTTACAAGGCAGGAATGTACTCTACATCACTCTTGAGATGGCGGAAGAGCGAATTGCAGAGAGAATTGATGCAAACCTTCTCAATGTCCCGATTCAACAATTGGTTGATCTCCCACGGGCGACATTTGAGAACAAGGTAACAAGTCTGTCAAAGAAAACTCAAGGATCTCTTATCATTAAAGAATACCCTACTGCTTCGGCACACTCTGGACATTTCAAGGCACTACTAAATGAACTTGCTCTTAAAAAATCATTTAGACCTGATATTATTTTCATCGACTACCTTAATATTTGTGCTTCCTCTAGGCATAAAGCAAATAGTTCTGTCAATTCTTATTCATATATCAAATCAATTGCTGAGGAACTTCGGGGACTCGCAGTTGAGTTTAATGTTCCGATTGTTTCCGCTACCCAGACTACTCGTAGTGGTTATGGGAACTCTGATGTTGAACTTACTGATACTTCTGAGTCCTTTGGTCTCCCTGCTACTGCTGATCTTATGTTTGCCCTTATTTCTACTGAAGAGTTGGAGGGGTTAGGGCAAATTATGGTGAAGCAATTGAAGAATCGTTATAATGACCCAACAGTATTCAAGCGTTTTGTAGTTGGTATTGACCGTGCCAAGATGAGACTTTATGATGTGGAGCAATCTGCACAGAAGGACATACTTGACAGTGGAAAGGAAGAAGAGTATAATTATGAAGAAAATAAACCAAAAAAATCATTTGAGGGATTTAAGTTTTCATGACACAAAAAATTGATTTTGATAAGTACCAAAATTTTGTAGATGCGGTTACTTCCGATGCATCCAAAGATTTTCTTGCTCTTTCTGACCGCATGGTTCAGTTGGATGAGAAAGGTGCAAATATTGAACGTCTTCTGACTGCCTCTGTGGGTATTAATGCCGAAGGTGGAGAGTTTTTGGAAATCGTAAAGAAAATGCTATTCCAAGGAAAACCTTGGAATGCTGAGACCCACGCTCACTTAATTAAAGAACTTGGTGATACTCTGTGGTATGTTGCTCAGGCATGTATTGCTCTTGAAGTTTCTTTTGATGAAGTTATTCAAACTAATATCGATAAACTGATGAAGCGTTATCCAGACGGTTTCTTTGATGTTTATTATAGTGAAAATCGTGAAGAAGGAGACATCTGATGGCAAAATCTGTAACTATTAAAATGGATGTTCGTTCTGCTGCGGCAGTTCGTCAACTTCTTTTTGATCACCAAAAAGGATACACATATGATGAGACTTCTGTTCCTCCTCGTATTTCTGATATTCGTGGTGTGATTTCTAATCTTGATACTGAGATTGAAAAACACACTCTTTGATTTTCAACCCTTCTGGGTTTTTGGGGGGAATTAACTCAGTTGGTAGAGTGCGACCTTTGCAAGGTTGAAGTCAGCGGTTCGAGTCCGCTATTCTCCATTTTATCCACTAAATATTTAAAAAATCTTATGGCAGAAAAAATACCAGCAAACAGAGGTGACTTGTTCGAAGTATTTTTTGCTGCAGCAGTTGCCGCCAGATTTGTAAAAAGAGCAAAAACTAAATCTGCTAAGACTTTACCAACAGTCAGTGGATCTGATGTTGATATTGTATTGACTGAAATGATGAAAAGTGGATATATTAAAAAAGTTAATGATGTTGGTAGTGCAGTAATTGATACTGTATCAGTATCAGTATCTGTTCCAAAAAAAGCACAAGATTTTTTATCCAACAGAGTAAATTGGGTTAAAGTTTCTGATTTGAGAAATGGTGCTATAGCATTTGTAAATTCTCACAGTAGACTTAATGCCCAAGCAAGAGGATTGTCAATTAATGCTAGGGAAGATTTTATTAGAGTAACCGCAGCAGGAACTGAAGATCAAAAAGGCACAAAAGCTGATGTTAAGATTGAAGTAAACTCACCAACAAATCCCGATAAAAAATTTAGAAATATTGATTATTCACTTAAGGTTGATGGTGGAGAACAATTCCACCAAGTTTCTGGGCAAGGATTTGATAAGTTTTTAAATATTTTTGGGGAAATGGGATTGGATGTTTCTCCAATCGCTGATGACTATCAAAATTTTATCGATGAATTTTTTGATAAAGAAATATTCACTAAAAAATATACTTCTAGAGATGATGCAAAGGTAACTGGTGGGGGAGAATATTTAAAGAAGGCAGCAAGACTTGTTTATACCTATGCTACAAAAAAGTTGAATGATGGATTGGATAAGATAGATAAAACTGATACTAAAGTAAAATTTGCTGATTATATTATTTACGGTCTTTCTAGAGATATTAATACTGAACTTGTTAAATTTACTGGAAATGGTAAAGTTAAAACTAGATTGGCAAATAGAGAATTTAGAGATATTCTTGCGAATAGTAGATTTAATGCTAGAATTAATGCCTCTGGAGATCCAAAAATTGAAATTTATAAGTCAAATGTAGACGGTTCAAAACTAAGTGGAAATACCAATTTGATTATTCAAATTCGTTATAAAATGGAAGTATCATCAAATCCACAAAAAACTCAGTATAAGTTTTATCCAAGAAACTATTTGGAAGCTCAACCTGGAATGTTTCTAATATGAAAGAACTCCAATTATTCGTCGATAGTATTCTTGATTATTTTACTACTAAGAAGTCAAGACCAAAAGATGTTTTTAATGATTTTATCAAGTATTTTTACTTTACTCTTGATAAGGAAATTAAAAATAATAAATCAGATTTGTTAAAGAATAAATATATTAAGATTAGAAAGAATGGTCTTAACTATATTATTGCAAATGAGAAGTCAATAATGTTAGGCATTCGTAATAGAATCAAAAAATAAGAATGAAAAGTTTTCTCCAATTTATTTCAGAAGCAACCGCATCTCAACAAGCGCAGCGTCTTGGTCTTGTTGGAGATGGTCATGGTGGTTGGTATGATAGGCAGGGAGAATTTGTAGCAAAAACAGAACTTGGTAAACTTAAGTTTTTTAATAAGCGTCAAAAAGTTGGTGGAAAAGACCCAGCACAAACTGAAAAAGAAAAAACAATTGCTTCACCAGAATATAATGATCCAGCATTAGTGCAGCAACAAGCAGCACAGCAGCAAGTTCAACAGCAACCAGCACCAGAGCAACAACCTGCTGCCCAGCAAGCTGCTGCGCAAGAACCACAACAACAAGTTGGACCTCCTCCTGTTCCCAAAACAAAAGGAACTCTTACAATTGCTTTTGGTCGTTTCAATCCTCCTACGATTGGTCATCAACAATTAATGGATGTTGCTGCTCAGTCTGCACAAGCAGATGGTGGCGATTACCTTATTTTCCCATCCAGAAGTCAGGATAAGAAAAAGAATCCACTAGATGCTGATACAAAAGTTTCTTATATGAGGAGAATGTTCCCTGCTCATAGTGAAAGAATTGTAAATGATGCTAATAGTAAAACAATCTTTGATGTCCTTAAAAAGGCACATAATGATGGATATACAAATGTGAGAATCGTTGGTGGATCTGATAGAGTAAAAGAATTTGACAAATTGGCAAATAGTTATAATGGTCAACTATATGCTTTTGATAATGTCGAAACAGTCTCTGCTGGAGATCGTGACCCTGATGCAAAAGGTGTTGAGGGAATGTCAGCATCAAGAATGAGACTTGCTGCCGCTGAAGGAGATTTCCGTAAGTTCAGAGAAGGTCTTCCTCCTGACATGAAGCGTAAGGATGCACAAGAACTTTTTGATACAGTTCGTTCTTCTATGAACATTAAAGAAGGGTGGGATATTTGGCAGATTGCTCCTAAGTTTGATTTTAGAACTTTAAGAGAAAATTATCTCACCGAAACTATTTTTAAACTGGGAGAAAAAGTTGAAAATTTAAATACCGGAATGGTCGGTCGTATTATTCGCAGAGGAACAAATTATCTGATTTGTGTAACTGAATCGGGTATGATGTTCAAATCTTGGATTAAAGATTTATCCGAATATACTGAGGTTAAGATGGATAGAAAGATGAGAGATAAGATTCATCCAAATACTCTGGAGGGAACTTTTGGTGCTTTTAAACATTTTTCTGACATGACACCGGGAGCAATCGGAACAGGGAAGGAAAATCTACAAACAGGTGGAAAACCATATGATATTCGTTATTTCATAAATAAGTATAGAAAAAAATAAGTAGTTACATTTTCTCATGAAAAAACATATTGCTGAAGAATTGCCAGCAAGAAAATTTGCTCCTGCTTCTGCTGCTGCAGCTCCTGCCGCTAAAGATGGCAAAAAAGAAGGCGGTGGTAAGTCTCCAGAAAAAAGAGTAAAGCAGGCAATCTATGATATTCGCTATCGTGCTAGAAGAGAAGATCTTCCCATTCGTCAAGCATATTCACAATATATGCAGAATAGCAGCATGAGTCAATTAGAAAAGACTGCTATTAAGCAAAAGTTATTTGGTAAGGGTGGAATGCAAGCAGAAGATTTTCATATGGAAGAGTTTGCTTCTGATTGTGTAGCAAATGCTCTTTATAAAGTATTTGTTGAAGGTGTTCAAAAAGAGGAAGAACCAATCGTCTTGACTTATGTTGAGGAGATGGAAACTTCGGAGCATAGAAAATATAAAGTAAGAGTTACTGATAAGAACGGTAAGTCTTATGTAAGATATGCAGATCGTGCAAAAATTTCTCAACTTCGCTCAAATCCAAATATTGAGTCAGTTGAAATGACTGGATATGGTGAACCTTATGAAGGAGAGAAAAATAAAGGAGAATTGACTGCAAAGGCAAAGCGTGGTGAAAAATTAGATCCAGTTGGAAAAGAAGATTCTGATGTTAATAATGATGGTAAAGTGGATAAGACTGATAAGTATCTTAAGAATCGTAGAGATGTTCGTGGTGCTGCGATTGCAAAGGAAGCATTTATTGCAGATGCTGCAACCGTAGGCAAAGACCAAAATGATACACAGATTAAACCCATGCCTAAGGGAAAAAGTAATAAGGTTGTAGTTGCACCTTCACCCAAAAATTTGATGGCTCACAACGAACTAGAAGGTGAGCAACTTGATGAAAAGATTACTGCTAATACTGATATGGGTGCAGCAATTAAAGATTTCCAAAAATCTAAATCATCACAATTGGCAGGAAGAAGCAAGGAATCAAGAAGAGATGCTGCGATTGCTGCTGTTCTTACTGCCCGTAGAGGTGGTAAAAAACTAGGTGAAGAAACATCCTGTGAAATGGGTGACAAATCAAAATCAAAAAAGAATGAAGGTGAAGAAGATCCAAGAGCAATTCCAACAAAAGTAAATCTTATTAAGAATAAGTTGAGAGCACTTGGAGCAAAAAATCCTATGGTAATGGTTACAACTGAAGGAACTGCTGATGATGCTCTTGCTATTATGAGAAAGAGAATTGCCGACAAGCATGGTGCAAAGGCAATTATAGGTTCTCCCGAAAACAAAAAAGATACTGAAGAGAGGAAAGCAGAAGCAGAAAAGCAACCAAAACCTAAGAGAAAACTTAAAGGATATAGCATTCCTGGAGCACCTAAGGAAAAATCATATAACGATTGATAAATAATCCAAGTTTCTTCACACGAGGTTATTATGTCAGCACTTATCGCATGGGCACTTGCCAACCAAACACTTATCGCAACTGTTCTTTTTGCAGTTTCAGAAGCACTTGGAGCAAATCCAAAAGTAAAATCAAACGGTATTCTTTCACTCATTCTTATTCAAGCACAAAATGCTCTGAAAGCAAAAGGTGCTAAAGATTTAACACCCTGAGTTTTTAACTCAAATACATAAGGGAGACCAAAAGTAAAGGTCTCCTTTTTTTATAAATATTACTAGAAAAAGAATTATAGGTAAGAAACATGGCTCTTTGGGGCATTTCAACAGCATCTGAAACTGCGGCAAATAATTATGCTATTCCAAAATTCCAACTTGAGACTGATCGTAATACAAGTCCTTGGAATACTTTTGCAGATGTCCGTGGTTGGATTCAGAGAAGATATAAAACTACAGTAAATTCTGGAATTTCTACTCGTTATTTTGACGAAGTTTTAGTTCCTGTTACTGGGATTAATAGCACTAATACTGGTGGAACTACTGGTATTGGTACTGCAAGTCCAGTTGCAGTTTTCTTTGAAGATCCTAACTTAGCATCACCAATTTCTGTCGGTGGTGGTGGAACAACTGGTATTGCCACAAACACTACTGGTTATGTTCATGTTGTGTTTAATGAACTTGTTTTTGCTGGCGCTGGAGCAACGGTTCTTATTCGTACATTTGATGCAAACGATGCAAATGAATCAACAGCGATTGTTGGAACTGCAGCATCAAATGGTGGAACTCAATATGCTTGGGCAGGATCAGCAGCTGCTCACGGTTCTCCAGATGTATACACAAATTTCAACGGTCAGATTACAAATAGAGTAGCATTTGCATTTACTTCACCAAGTTCAGTTCTTACTGCACAAGTTGCAATTTCAACAACATTAACCACAACGGGACAAACTGTTGCTATTGGTGCAACTAACATTTTTGTTGATTCAGTAACAGGTGTTTCTATTGGAAGTTCCCTCACAGTTGCAGGTAAACTTACAAACGTTCCTATTGTTGCTGTCGGAACTACCACCGTTCAGATTGGAACTGCAAGTACAATTGCTTCAACAATCACTGCGGGTCTTGGAGTTACATACAGCACAAGAACTAATGCTACAAAACTGAAAATTGATCTTTCACGTGGTTTTGTTGGTGTTATTACCGATGGTTCGAATGGTGTTGGAGTAATTAGTTCATTCACATCAGAATTTGGAAATGTTCTTCTTCGTAATGTTGCTGGTGCTGGAACAACTTCTGGAGTTGGAATTGGAACTACTACATTAACCGCTAGATAACGCATGATATGAGATTTGATGAATTGAATGAAAATAATTATTTGTTATTTGCTATAAAATTTTATGATAATCCTCAAGCAGTAACGATGGAGGATTTTGAGTCTGATTTGAAACGAATTCGTTATGTAAAACGATTATTAAAGAGATATAAGAATACTGGTGAATTGAAGACTCATTTGATTCTCAATCACTTAACAATTCTCTTTAATGTCTTTAATGATGCTGCTGTTCCCTTATTGTTTTATAATTTAGAAAGTGAACTATGGCCATCTATTAAAAGTTTTCTTCTTTTTCTGAATAGATTGCCAGAATATCCAAGAACACAAATTCATACTATAGAACAAGATTATGATTGTTTATCTCAATTGCAAGCAATCTGATGAATAAGGTAGATAAGTTAATTGCTACAGTTAGATTTATTAAAGAAGATGGAATGGGTGTTGGTGCTCCAACAAATAATGCTTCTAGTGGGAATATCGCTGGTTTGCCACCTGATTCTCCCCCAGTTGATTTAAGAAAAGGTAGAAGAAGAAATTGGAATCCTTTCTTTAAAAATCTTGCAAAAATGCAAAGAAGAAAACCTCCACAATAATCAGTCCCATGTACAGTCCCTCTCAAACGATAGAAACAAAGGTTGCAATCCTTGAGGAAAAGATTCATACTACTGAGCAGTTGATGCAACGTATTGAGAGTGCGATTGAAAAGATAAGTGAAGTAAATGCAAATGTAACTAAAATGCTTGTAGTTC